CGAGTTGGAAGGAAAGCACGCGTTCCTATCTGCTTCCGGCTATCACTGGATTCGTTACACTGACGACAAGATCCTTGATCGCCTAGAAACTCATATGTCGGCTCAGCATGGTACGCGTCTTCACGCCGTAGCCTCTGAGCTTATCGAGCTCGGTCTTAATCTTCCGCCTAATCGCACGACCCTCAACATGTATGTCAATGATGCCATTGGTTTCCGCATGTCTCCTGAGGTTCAGCTGATGGCTAGCTATAATGCGTTCGGTACGGCCGACGCAATCTCCTATCGCAGGGAGCGTCCTAAGGACAAGCTGATGACTCTTCGGATTCACGATCTTAAGAATGGCGTCCATACTGCAAAGATGGATCAGCTAAAGATCTACGCTGCCTACTTCTGTATTGAGTATGCAGTGAACCCGAACGATATATTCATCGAACTGCGAATCTATCAGAATGACGACATCGCTATGACGAACTCTCTCGAGGACGAGAATCTCGGTGCCGACATTATGACGATCATGGGTCGAACCCTTCACTTCGACAAAATCATTACCGAGCGCCGTATGGAAGTCTTCGGTTAAGAAAGGCTATATCTCTAATGACTGATGTGGATGACTTTCTCGCCCACTTCGGCGTTAAGGGTATGAAGTGGGGCAAGCGAAAGATTGAGCGTAAAACTGCTCAGCTTGAAAAATCTAGAGCCGCCAATTACGACAAGCTTAAGAAACGTTTGGCTACCGAGGATACTAAGTGGTCGAAAATGACCACTCCAGAACTACAGGCAGCTAAAACCAAACTTCAGAAAAGGCTTAAGAACGCCGACGGAAACGATATCTTCTTTAACGCCTCGGCTGGCGTGAAGCTGTCTAAGTCTCAAAAGATAGCAATGAAGTTGGACGATCGAGGTATCAAAGAGAAGTCTGAATATGGACTTCTCACATCCAGCGAACGTATGAAGATATACGCCTTGGAACGACCTACCGATAAGAGTCGAGCCATTCGAAAAGCTCTAATCGGACAGAGTGTTGGGCTTGGTGTTGCTATGCTTGGTACCATGGGTGCTCTCAAACTTTCCGGAGGAAGTCCAGCTCTTCAGCGACAGGGTCAAATGGCTACCGTCGCTGTACTTGGCGCCATTGGTGGAAAGATCATGGTTTCCGAAATCAAGGGAATCAAAGCGGCTAACAACAGTCTTCAAGTTCACGAAATCGATAGAGAACTTCGAATGCGTTCCAAGAAGAAGTAAGTTCTCACACCTTCTGGCCAACGCCACGAACACAACTGAATATCGACAATCCACTCATGAGGTTCTCAGGTAAGTTACTGAGGATCGCCTGTACAAAGGGAAAATATGGAAACCTCGCTTGATCTCTTTGACCGCCTCTTCGCTGAGCGTTCAGAGAATGGAGAACTCTCTCACGAAGGAGTTCTTCGTAAGTCCGGTCGTTATCCTTGGGGCTCTGGTGAAACACCTTACCAGCGCAACAAGGGATTCCTTCAGTATGTGGATGACATGGCTAAGGGCGGTATGTCAGAGGCTGAGATTGCTAAGGCGATCTTTCCCGACAACCCTCGCGCTTCGTCTTCGGATATTCGTGCGCTGAAGGCTATCGCTAAGTCCCAGAATCGCGAAGCCGATATCACCAATGCCATCAACCTGCGCAACAAGGGCATGTCCAATGTTGCGATCGGTAAGCAGATGGGTATTCCGGAATCTTCGGTTCGCTCTCTTCTCAATCCCTCGCTTCGTGAGCGCAACGACATCATCATGGCCACTGCCGCCGAACTTAAGCGCATGCTCGGTGATGATGGATATCTCGACATCGGTAAGGGCACTGAAGCTCATCTCGGTATCGCCGAGTCCAAGAAGAAGGTGGCAATCGCCGCGTTGGAAGAGGAAGGCTACAAAGTCTTCTACGTTCCTGTCCAACAGCTGGGCACAGGAAAGAACACCAACACGATGGTTCTCGCACCTAAGGGTACGACCTTCCCCGAAGTCATGAAGAACCAGGACAAGATTCGTTCTGTTACTGGTCACAGCGAAGACGGTGGACGTTCGTGGATTCCGACTAAGCCTCCCCAGCACGTCGACACTAAGCGTGTCGGTGTCCGTTACGCTGAAGAAGGCGGATCGGATATGGATGGTGTCATTCAGCTTCGTCGAGGAGTTGATGATATCTCCCTTGGTGGAGCTCAGTATGCACAGGTTCGAATCGGTGTGAACGGCACGCACTACCTTAAAGGTATGGCGATGTATGGAGACGACAAGGATTTCCCTCCTGGCGTCGACATGATGTTTAACACCAACAAGAAGCGTGCAGATATCGGTGACGACAAGCTCGCTGCTATGAAGCCTATTAAGAAGAACAAGCAGACCGGCGAGGTGGACGAAGTCCTCCCCTTCGGTTCTATTGTTCGTCAGCGTGAATATACAGACGCTAAGGGTAAGAAGCACCTGTCACCTATCAACATCGTTGGTACAGAAGGTCGGATATCCGGCGAAGAAGGCGGTTGGAATGAGTGGTCTCGAACCCTCTCCAGCCAGATGCTTTCTAAGCAGCCTCCGGCTCTGGCCAAGAAGCAGCTCGGTCTCTCGTATGATGCTAAGAAGTCTGAATTCGACGAGATCATGGCACTATCCAATCCGGCAGTCAAGAAGCAGCTCCTCAAGGAGTTTGCCGATGGCGCGGATTCCTCGGCAAAGCATCTCAAAGCCGCAGGCCTCCCTCGCACCAGGAATCAGGTTATTCTTCCGATTAACAGTCTGAAGGATAACGAAATCTACGCACCCAACTATCGTGATGGTGAAACTGTAGTTCTCGTCCGCCACCCTCATGGTGGTATTTTCGAGATTCCTGAGCTTGTGGTTAACAACCGCAACAGAGAGGCGAATCGTGTCATCAAGAACGCAGCGGATGCGGTTGGTATTAACTCTAGGGTTGCTGCTCGCCTTTCTGGAGCTGACTTTGACGGCGACACCGTCCTGGTAATCCCGAACAACAACAAGAGTGTCAAGACAAAGGGTTCTCTTGCAGGTCTGAAGAACTTCGATCCTCAGACGACCTACAAGATGGACCGTCCCAATGGGCTCACACCTAAGGGCAAGCAGAAGCAGATGGGTGACATCTCGAATCTCATCACTGATATGACGATCAAGGGCGCAAACGACAACGAGATTGCTCGTGCGGTGCGCCATTCGATGGTTGTAATCGATGCTGAAAAGCACAACCTCAACTTCCGTCAGTCGGCTCTGGACAACAACATCTCAGAGCTAAAGACTAAATATCAGGGCGGCCCCAAGGCCGGCGCTTCTACACTCATCTCTAAGGCTAAGTCTACGCAGTATGTAGACGAGCGTAAGGATGCTACCACTCTCACTACTCGCAACGTAGACCCTGCTACCGGAAAGCGGATTCATACCCCCACCGGTAAAGAGTATACGGTCACCAAGGTGAACAAGCGTACTGGTGTAGAGACAGTATCCACTGTGCGTAAGCAGTCTCGCTCCACTAAGATGGACGAGGCTGAAGATGCACGTTCGCTGATCTCCGACAGAAACACTCCTATCGAGAATGTCTATGCAGATCACGCCAACAAGATGAAGTCTCTCGCAAACGCAGCCCGTAAAGAGTACATCCTTACTAAGCCCCGTCTCTATAGCGAGTCCGCTAGAAAGACCTATGCCGAAGAAGTGGGTACCCTCAACGCCAAGCTGCGTACAGCACAGATGAATGCGCCTCGCGAGAGACAGGCTCAGCTCCTAGCCAACACGATGATCCAGGCCCGTAAGCAGGCGAACCCTGACATGGACAAGGACGATCTCAAGAAGGAGAAGGCTCTAGCTCTTAACGAAGCTAGAGCCCGTGTTGGTGCAGGTAAGGAAGTGATCACGTTCACACAGCGCGAATGGGACGCCATCCAGGCAGGCGCAATCACTACTAACAAACTGACAGCCATCCTGCAGAATGCAGACATGGATCAGGTACGTCAGCTGGCCACCCCTCGTGAGCGGCCTGTTATGAGCGATGCTAAGATCCTCCGTGCTCGACAGCTGGAGGCTAATGGCTATCCTCAGAGTGAGATCGCCGACATGCTTGGAGTACCCGCCTCTACCCTGAACGATGCCCTTAAGTGAAAGGAGGAACTGTGGCTATCGACGATGTGATGCTTACAACTATCGATAATCCTTGGTCGCCTTTTACTCATTACGATGAGTGGCTGGCCTTTGATGAGGCCCACGGCTACTACAGTAATGCTCTGCTTGCCAGGGTAACGATCAGTAGCAACGAGCTGTCTGAGTATGACCAGGAGCAAGACATTATCAAGGCGATTGATGAAATCGTTACTGAGAATGCTTCTGGAATGCATCGAAAAGTATCTCCAGGTTCTGTAATGGGATCTGTTGCTGCTTAGCGATTGAAGGAATTTCTGTCGCAACGCGCGATGGGGGGAGGGGGGTCTCGCAAAACGGACCCCCCTCCTGCATCGCTTCCCTCCCCAAGAATGCCCCGGGGGAGATTTTTTAAGAGACCTTTGCACTATGCAGCGGTCGTACGGGTTGCTTCAATGGGTCTATGGCGGAGAGGACGATCGCGCCTGACTGTAAATCAGGTATACCACGCCCTGGTTCGAATCCAGGTGGACCCACCAACATGTGTTATACACTTTTACCTAACTCGGTAGAAGTCGCCAACAAGTGTTATACAACTTTACGAAACTATTAGGAAAGCAGGTGAAAGCCATGACCAACTCAACGGATCCAGTCAACAAGTCGGCTGCGAGCTTCCTCTCGAGAGAAGACTACATTGCCATCCGCGAGGTGCTCATCGCCTGGCGTGAGGACGGCGTTGCCAATCCTCTTCTTCCGTCCAACGTCGACATCAACGGTGACGGCAAGACCGACTCTTACGGACTCGACGCTTTCGACAATGTGATCTTTGTTACCAGCGTTAAGCTCGAGGACACCGTGTATGTTTCCGACGGTGACGACATGATCGATCATGAATTGGTTGAGGCCTGATCATGGTGGCTCTCACGTTTGTGACTAGAGATGGACAGCGGCTCACGCCGTACATGCTCTATCAGATCAACCGACTCAATGCGGATTTCAAAGCACGATTCGGACTTGACATCATCGTATCGTCGGCCATCCGGACCTACGCCGAGCAGGAAGCTATCTTCCGTTCGCGTTACGTCACTGCCGGCAACATCAACGGTCGGCGAGTCTACGACACTCGAGTATGGAACGGTGTTACTTGGTACCGCATTTCCTCCGCGGGTACTGTCGCAGTTCCTGGGACGAGCAACCATGAGGTTCAAGGTACTCGAGCAGCAGTCGACATTCGTGACACCGGTGGAGACGCCGGTATCACGGTCAAGTCTTCGACTCGAGGTCAGTGGATTAGACAGGTCTGTCGAAACTACGACATGGTCGCATCGGGCGACGGCTTCGGCGAAGGCTGGCACTTCGACATCAACAACATCGGAAACGCTGTTCCCGGTGCGGGCGCAGGAGGAGGTAGCATGAGTGAACTTGACAAGCAGAATTTCTTGAACTCGCTCGGCTACGACACCGGCGCTCCTGGTTGGGGTGCGAAGTGTGAAGCAGCCACCGCCGATTTCCAGAGTCAGGTCGGTCTCACCGCCGATGGTAAGTTTGGTCCGCTCACTGAGGGCGTCGCCAAGACTATCATGGGCGGTGGAAATTACACCAACCGTTCCGATGCGGAAATTCAGCAGCGACTTAAGGATCTCGGTTTCGATCCCGGTCCTGTCGATGGTAAGTGGGGAAACAAGACCTCTCGAGCAGTGTATCGTTTCCAGCGGGCTAACAACCTGACTCCGGATGCACAGTTCGGCGATGCTTCCGCAGCAAAGGCTTGGCCTCCTGCTCCAGTTCCCACGCCGGATCCGACACCGGTTCCCGAGCCGATTCGTGGTCGCAACGCCACTTCCCGTCCGACCCTCGATATTCAGACAGCCCTCAAGGCTGCCGGGTTTGACCCGGGACCCCTGGATGGTACGTGGGGTAATCGGACTGCGGACGCGGTGTTTGCTTATCAGAAGTCTAAGTTCATCGATGCCGACTATGTTTACGGCCAGACGTCCGATGGCTTCCTCTTCCCGCCGACCAATTTCGGATTCGGTGTGGATTATTCGTTCGCTCGCCCCGATCTCACGATGTTGAAGTCTCGCGGTGTTTCGTTTGTGGCGCGTTATCTTTGGCGCCCCAAGTACGACGATGGTCGTACCAACAAGGGTCTGTCCAAGGCCGAGTATGACGCTCTGACTGCTCAGGGTATCCAGGTCGCCTTCATCTATGAGGAAGACGGCAAGGAACTCACTGGTGGTTTGGATGCTGGTATTCGAGTCGCTAATGAAGCCGAGCGTTTCCGTAAAGCGGAAGGTTTCTCCACTAAGCCTATCTACTTCAACGTAGATTACGACGCCCAGCCGGCCGAGTACGCGAAGATCTTCGAAGCCCTCAAGGGTATTGCGCAGGTCATCGGTCTCGATCGTGTGGGTCTGTATGCTTCTTACGATGTGATCAAGGCGGCATTTGACGCTGGGGTTATTAAGTGGGGTATGCAGACGTACGCCTGGAGCGAGGGTAAGTGGGACAACCGCGCTCAGCTCCGTCAGTGGAGCAATGGACAGTACGGTGGATCCGTGGACTTCCAGTGGGCAACCAAGGCCGAATTCGGCCAGACGCCTATTGTTATCCCGGAGCCCGAACCGGAACCGGAACCCGAACCGGAGCCTGGTGAGGATCTCACGATTTCTCGAGAAGAACTTCTCAAGATTCGTGAGAGCGCCGCGACAGTTCTCGAATTCATCGACAAGCTTCTGGGCTAATGACTACCGTGAGAGCGGCGGTCTTTCTTCAGAGCGTCGCCCTCACAACCGCCGACGGTATCTCGATTCCTTCCTTTTTTGGGATGAAATGGGACATCGTCGGCGGTTGGTCATTGTTCATCGGTCTGTGTCTACTCATCGTGGTAGGTGCTTTCCGAGAATGGTGGGTTCCCGGCCCCCGTTATCGTCGACTCGAGACTGCTTCTCAGAAACAGTCAGAAACCTTGGCGACGGTATCAGAGGCGCTTCGAGAGCAAACGCAAGCAAACGAAATCACTAAGCACTTCTTCGAAAAGACAGTCCCCAAGCGAGGGGAGCCAATAGAATGATCTTCGGAAGACGTCATCCAGTTAAGGTTGACCCGGAAGAGCTAGATCGACAGACAGCAGAAATTCAGGATTACCTCGAGAAAGAGGGACCTCGTATGAGTTTCGTCGCAAACTGGCTTGAAAATCGCAAAGGACAGAACGGACTCGGAGAGGACTTCGACATTACATTCTACCCCAGAGGAGTGTGATACATGGACGTCCTTAACGTTCTGAACTCAATTCTGTGGGTGGCGAGTAATGTGTTCCTGGCATACACCTCGGTGGTGCTGATCATCTTCCTTGTTGCCTACGTCATCATATTCGATCCTAGAGCGACAACCGGAGGTAAGCTGATCTTTCAGTTTATGTTCTCGCTCGCGTGTATCGTAGGACTCGTCTTTATCGGCATCTTCGTAGATCCATCCAGTAATAGTACCTGGACACGTCTTCCTGAAAGTGTTGATTTCTGGCGACCAATTCTGAGATTTGGTGTCTATGGGTTTACTGCGTATTCGATCACTTCACTCATGGTACTATTGGTCATGCGTAAGTGGTTTCCGCAGAAACTCAAGAAAGCATCCGATCTCGTTCTCGTTCAGCCCCGTCACACTAGCGAGATTCCAATTGTCAAGAATTTACCAATTAAAGTGAACGCCCCAAAGGGCCCCGCTGGTAATTCTCGAGAAAACTAACGTGACGATATTGTCGGGGCCCTCAGTAGGACCGCCAGAACTCGCAAGCGAGCTGTTATGGGTTTCATCGGCCCTTCTCCCGGCTCCTCCTTTCAAGACGCGTTCCCTCCCCAGGTATGACGCGAGAGTTCTGGCGGTCTTATTGAGGGCCCCGACAATTCCTATTCTTTTTGGCTCAGGAGGTGAACTTTGTCCGATGTAGATTCTTTCCTTGCCCATTATGGCGTTAAGGGGATGAAATGGGGTGTCCGTAAGTCTAGCGACGCTCCGCGTCTTTCTCGTCGAGAACGACTTGAGAAAGCCTACGCTACAAAGTACTCCGACGCCGTCGCCAAGAACAAGGTGGCAAACCGTATTCGTACCGAGAAGATCCTTCTTACTGTGGGCGCCGTCGCGGTTACTGCGGCAGTGGCTGTGGTGGTTGGTAAGAAGCTTCACGCCGAGTTCTCACCGATTAATCTTCCGCAGGGTTCAACTCTCCAGAATGTTAACAATCACGGTGACAACTTCGATCTTAACCGAATCACATTCGCCACTTTCAAGAAGGGCGACAACAAGATCTATCGAGAGAAGTTCGCACTCGAGCTTTCTTCTAGGGCTGGACTTAGGAACCGCGTATACGCTTCTGAACTTAAGTCAGTTAAAGATCTGAAGATTCCCAGCAAGAACCAGGCTAAAAAGCTTTACGTCGAGTGGGAAAAGAGTCGTGGAATCGATGGAGCTGCTTCAGGTAAAAGTGTGATTAAGCGAATGATTAACAACAATCGCAACACGATGGCCTTCGAAGGTAACATCAACAAGCCCGGAAGTTTCATGTCTTACATAGCCGAGAAGGGTTATGACGGCATTCAAGACGTCATGGATCAGCAGTCGTCTAAGTTGCGAGCAAAAGCTCCTCTCATGTTTGTGAATGGAGCTCAATCGTTGGTGGTCAAAGGCTCCGAAGCCATCGACCATCTTTCGCTTCACAAGAAGGCCGGATTCATCGATCAGGCTTACTACGATCAAGTCGTCAACAACCTTAGAGGATAGTTCAAAATAGGAGGTGAACAGACCCGATGCCGCCGCGCCGGAAAGCAGATCTCGAGCCCAGTGGTGATGACCATACACCCGCTAGCCGACATCGTCCGGCAACCACCCCTGAGCTTCGAGAACAAGAATTGGTCGCACTCGCGTTCGATCTTGTCGAGAACAGGCTTAGAAAGGGTACTGCGACATCGCAGGAAACTGTTCATTTTCTTCGACTTGGTTCGGAGAACGCCAAGCTCGAGCGAGACAAACTTCGTCTGGAGAGCCAAGAGAAGATGGCTCGCATTGAACAGATGAATCGTAACGACCGAGTGGAAGCTCTCTTTGAAGATGCCATCAAGGCCTTCAAGGGTTATGCCGGAGAGGAGGTTCCGCCAGATGAGTTCGCTTAATAGCCGATCTTATTCGGGAATGCGTCAGCTTGACACGTTCGAGGAACGCTTCGATTATCTAGCCTTGAGTGGTGGTGTAGGACACTCCACTTTTGGTCACGATCGATATCTCAATCAGCAGTTCTATACTTCCCCCGAATGGCGACGCGCTAGACGCGATGTTATTGTGCGAGACAATGGTATGGATCTGGGGATGAATGGTTATCCGATCTTCGAAAAGCCAACGGTTCATCACATCATTCCGATGACGCCCGAGGACTTCGAGTATTTCAACCCGCTGATTTTGGACCTAGACAACCTGATTCTGGTTTCGCACGATACGCATAACGCGATCCACTTTGGATCCCGCGCTTTGCTTCGTACGAAATTCGAAGAACGAAGTCCGGGAGATACTAAGCTGTGGTGAACACATGGTCGATCACCTGCCGGACAACTTGGAGTTCTATCAACTCCTAATCATCCTCATTGCCGCTGTGCTGGCGGTTCTGGGCCTAGGATTCGTCATGATATGGGCGATTGTCAAGGTTCGGAACCAGCCAGCACCGGCGATGTTGACTATTACACTAGGTCTATTGACGCTGGTGTCGATTCTCGCATTTTCTTTAACGCGAAACAACGTACTCGGTACTCTCGCAGCCACCGGTCTGGGCGCCCTTGCTGGCTCTCTCACCAACGTTCTGCAGTCGTATCGTGAGGACAAGGCGAAAGCCGAAGAAACCTCTCGGAGTGATTCCGAGACATAATCCCAGCTACCTTGGGAAACGTGGGGCGCCAGTTGAGCTTTGGTCGGCTTCTGGCGCCCCACAATTAAACACGGAAGGAGAGACCATGCCTGCTATTCCGGACAGTATTCTGGACACAATCAAGAAGGTTCTTGGCATCAGCGCCGACTATGACGCGTTTGACGTCGACGTGCTCATGCATATCAACTCCGTGTTCTCTACACTTCAGCAGATCGGTGCTGGTCCCGCTGAGGGATTCATGATTGAGGACAGCTCGGTGCTTTGGTCGACCTATCTCGGTCCCAACTCTATGCATCTCAATCTCATCAAGTCGTACGTATTCGTCAAGGTTCGACTTCTATTCGACATCAACGCCGCAACTTCATTCGTCATTGCCGCTCTTGAGAAGCAGGCATCTGAAATGGAATGGCGCATTAGCGTCGCTGTCGAGAGTGGTGAATTGACACCTCTTCCTCCGCTAGAGCCTGTTGTAGTCGAGGAGACGGTCTGACATGCGCGTGGGAATTTTCGGATCCTCCAGATCCGTTCCAGCTTCTGGTGGATCCTACGAGACTGAAGTTCTTGCAGACAGCCCGTTTTTCTATTTTCCCGGGGATGATACATCTTCCCCTCCCGTAGATCAAATGGGTAATATCACATCTTCTTCCGATAGCGGAATTACTTACGGTGATACCGGCGTGGGTGATCGATCGACGGCCTTCGGTATCGGCGGCGCGGCTAGCGCGGGAATTGTTCTGCCGGCATCAGCCACTATTGGCACTCCCACCGCTCTGACGATCGAAATGCTCGCGGCCATGGATGTGTGGGTGTCGGCAGACGAAATATTCCGATGGACAAATGTTGTCTCGCTTCGTCACGGTACTGACGGCGTAACTGCTTACTTCGGCGGGGTTACCTCCGGATTTGTAGTTGGGTCATTTTATGCAGTACCGTCGAATCTAAACGGTGTGCATCATTGGGCCATGACCTGGGACGGTACCACGGCTAAGTTGTTCGATAACGGAACCGAGGTTCGATCCGCGACTCGCGCTATGGGGACCCCTGGAACTAGTCTAGTTCTCGGCGGAAATCCCGACGCTACAAACCGAAGCATGGATGGTCGTTTCGGTGGTGTCGCTTGGTACAACACGGCACTCTCCGGTGCTCGACTTCTCGCTCACGCTGAAGCTGCGGGGGTTGCATGATGGATGTCGACGACTTCCTTGCACATTACGGAATTAAAGGTATGAAGTGGGGTGTTCGTAGAGCTTCTAAATTGGCTGCCAAAGAAGCGGATCAACGAGCTAGACGAGAACTGTTGAAAGACAAAACTCTTGACGAACTAGTTGATCGAAATCGTAAAGAGAAAACGCTAAAGGAACTTTTGGATGAGGATCTCAGTCCCAAAAGAACCGCTGCTAAAAACTTTACAACCAGCCTCGTCAAAGACAACAAAGACGCTATCGTTTCTGGTCTATTGACTGGCGCTTCGGTTGCCGCAGGTATTGCCTTTATGGCGTACAAACTTAACAGAAGTTTCGATGGGATTACCATATCCCCCATTCCTTTGAGATGAGGAGGTGACATGACTGACGTAAACGACTTCCTCGCGCACTATGGTGTAAAGGGTATGAAATGGGGCGTTTCGAAAGGGCTGGTTAGTCCCGGAGTACAGCGAACCAAAAAGGAAGAAAAGATTCGCACCCAGCGAAAGGATGCTCGTCGCCGGCGCCAAACGCTGAGTGATAAGGATCTTGACAAGCTGGTCAATCGTCTTCAGCAGGAGAAAAAGGTTAAGGATCTTCTGGATTCAGACCTCAGTCCTGGCCGAACTGCCGTCAAAAAGATCGTTCTCAGCTCCACTGGTGTGGTTGCCGGAGTGGCTCTTGCTGGTGGTATGAAGTATGGCATCAAGGCAGCTCTTCAGCGCAAGTTCGATATTGCCGAAGCTGCATCTTACGTTATTCCGAAGCCCAAGAAGTAGGAATCCATGGCTAAAAACTGTAGCTGCACGGTACGCCCGTGTGACGGATGCTCCCCCACTAGCGCCAAGCCAGTGGAGGACGATAGCTTCGCAGCCTTCTTGGGTTACGACTAAACTCGTGGGGGATCTTTTCCCGGGACGGCTTAGGTCCCCCACGTAATACTTTAGAAGGGAGGGTCGGCGATGGCCCTATCGAATACGGCTGTGCCGTTGTATTACGGCATGTTCCGTCAAGCAGTTATGAACGGAGAGATTCCTGTTAATGAACAGGTTTCGCTTCAAATGCTGCGAATCGATGCTCGCATTGCCGATCCTCGCTACTATTACGACGATCTGGCTATCAATGGCTTCGTCGATTTCTGTGAGAATGAACTGACCCTCACCGACGGTGAGCCGCTCAAACTTCTCGATACCTTTAAGCTCTGGGCCGAAGACCTTCTGTCTTGGTTCACCTTCAGGGAGAAGACCATCTATGAACCGTCGCCGGATAATCACGGTGGTCAGTATGTTCGCAAGATGGTCAAACAAAGACTTACAAAGAAGCAGTATCTGATCGTCGCTCGAGGTGGCGCGAAGTCGATGTATGCCGAAGCGCTACATGCATACGGTCTAACCGTCGACACCGCCACTACGCATCAGATCGCCACTGCTCCGACAATGAAGCAGGCCGATGAAGTACTTTCGCCTTTGCGCACTGCTATTACTCGTGCACGCGGCCCTTATTTTAAGTTTCTCACCGAGGGTTCACTACAGAACACTACTGGAAACCGAGCTCTCCGTCAGAAGCTAGTCAGTACCAAAAAGGGTATTGAGAACTTCCTTACCAACTCACTGCTTGAGATTCGCCCAATGCGTATCGACAAGCTCCAGGGTCTTCGTACTAAGTACAATACCGTGGATGAGTGGCTCTCCGGCGACGTTCGAGAGGACGTTATCGGCGCTTTGGAGCAGGGAGCTTCCAAGGAAGAGGGTTACTGGATCGTCGCCATCTCCTCGGAGGGTACGGTTCGTAACGGTTCTGGTGATACCATTAAAATGGAACTCCAAGACATCCTTAAGGGTGAGTATTGGGCTCCTCAGGTTTCGATCTGGTGGTACCGCCTCGACTCTGTGGATGAAGTGGCCGATCCGGCAATGTGGCCTAAGGCCCAGCCGAATCTGAATCACACAGTCACATACGAGACGTATCAGGAAGACGTCGAACGAATGGAGAGTGTCCCTGCTGCGCGCAATGACATCTTGGCCAAACGTTTCGGTATTCCGATGGAGGGTTATACCTACTTCTTCACGTATGAAGAGACGGTTCCGCACAATCCTAAGAACTTTGAGAGAATGCCGTGCGCCATGGGTGCCGACCTTTCCCAGGGCGATGACTTCTGTGCGTTCACTTTCCTATTCCCGCTTCGTGATGGATCTTTTGGTGTAAAGACTCGAGCTTATATCTCTGAGCTGACGATGAGAAAGCTTCAGGCGGCACTCATATTCAAGTATCAAGAATTCATGGCCGAGGGAACCTTGATGGTTCTTCCAGGTAACGTTCTTGACATGATGGATGTGTATGACGATCTTGATAAGTTCATTCTTACGCAGGAGTATGATGTTCGTTGCTTTGGTTACGACCCATACAACGCTAAAGAATTCGTTACCCGTTGGGAATCCGAGAATGGTCCTTTCGGTATCGAGAAGGTTATTCAGGGTGCTCGCACCGAATCTGTACCTTTGGGTGAGCTAAAGCATCTCTCTGGCGAAAAGGCACTCATCTTTGATGAAGCGCTTATGCAGTTCGCCATGGGTAACGCCATCACCATGGAGGACACAAACGGTAACCGAAAGCTTCTCAAGAAGCGACAGGATCAAAAGATCGATAATGTGTCGGCTCTTCTTGACGCCTGGGTTGCCTATAAGCTCAACAAG